AAAAAGTTTATGTGGTTCGTTCTCTAGTTGCAACTCGTGAGATTGGTTTCCTTCCTGGAGACCATGAAGATAAGTCTTCTCTCTATCAGATTCCATACAAGAACATGGTTAAGTACATGTTTGAGATGCAAGATGATAATGAGTTTGAAATGCTCTACGGTGCATTGAAAGCACAAGAGACGATTCGTTTCTGGTCTACTTCTTTCCTTCGTGGAACTACGATGGATAACTGCATCATTATTGTTGATGAAATGCAGAACCTGAACTTCCACGAACTTGATTCTATTATCACTCGTGTGGGTGAGAATTGTAAGATCGTTTTCTGTGGTGATGCCGCACAGTCTGACCTTGTGAAGACTAATGAAAGAAATGGTATTCTTGATTTCAAAAAGATTATCATGGCAATGACAGAAGACTTTGAGACTGTTGAGTATGATGTTAATGATATTGTTCGCTCTGGATTCGTCCGTAATTACATTATGACTAAAATTGCACTGGGTATTTGATGTTTGTTCATTTAGATTATTTGAAAGAAGAAGTTGATCTGGAAGCAACGAATGTAGATGGGACTCGTTTTTATAAAGTCCCATCTGGAAAGATGTATCCATCAATTACTTCGGTCACAAGTTTTTACAACCGTGAAGTCTTCGTTCAATGGAGAAAGAAAGTCGGTGAAGAAAAGGCAAACAAGATTACCAGGGAATCTACTTTTCGTGGAACAAAGTTTCATGATTGTGTAGAACTTTATATGAAGAATACTCCAATCAGTGAGATTGAGATGCTTCCTTCAACAAAGTTTCTCCTCCTTGCGGCTAAACCTTATTTGGACCGTATAAATAATATACATGCTTTAGAGAAGTCACTGTATAGTGACTACCTTGGTCTTGCAGGTAGAGTTGACTGTATTGCAGAGTACGATGGCGAACTTGCAGTCATTGACTTTAAGACGGCAACAAAAATAAAACCAGAGGAATGGATTCAAAATTATTTTGTGCAAGAAACTGCATACGCTTGCATGTATTATGAAATGACTGGTATACCAGTGAAAAAACTTATTACTATTATGGTAGCTGAAAATGGAGAATGTGTCGTCTACGAAAAGCGCAACAAGGGTCACTATATTAAACTTCTCACAGAGTACATCAGAAAATTTGTTGACTACAAAACAGGAACCTATGGAGAATCAGGTTGAAGATCTCATCAAAGAAAAATTTCTATGCCAAGCAAAGTTTGCCCAGGAAATTGAAAGTCTCGTAAAGAACAATGGTTTCAATTACATTGATGCAATTCTTACATTCTGTGAAGAAAACAAGATTGAAATGGAATCCGTGTCTAAACTGATTTCAAAACCACTGAAAGAGAAGTTAAAGTATGATGCAATTCAACTGAACTTCTTAAAGAAAACCACAAGAGCAAAACTTCCGCTATGATTTCCAAAAGTGAATTGATACATTATAAAATTCAGGCAGCAATGCGTGAAAATGCATTTATTGATTCTGAATTAAAATATCTTGGAGAACGTTCTGGTCACCACTGGTATCTCATTGCAGGAGAACACGAAGTGATGGCGGAACAAATTGAAGAATTTGAAAATGTTTACGATGACACCGATTGATGTTTACAAGACTTATCTTGCATTTAAGAATCACTTCACTAAAGTAAGTTATAATTACTTTAAGTATTCTGGTAAGTCCAGAGCATCTGTTGAAGCATATAACAATCGTAAGGATCGTTATTTCTTTGAGAGAATGTCTCGGAAGAAAACAGATGAAGAGATTAAAGAATTCTTTCTCGCCAATTTCATAGAGTGTGATGATCCCGATCGCTTATGGATTGGCGAGATCATTCAGACTGGTAATGACAGTCACTCCTCCTGGTTGAAGAGGTTTCAAGGACTTACCTACCTGTTCAAGACAGAGGTAGAAGTCTTTGTGCATAAAGAAACCTTTCAAGAATTATTCACAATCAAAGGTCAATCGCATCCTGAGATATTGAAGAAGTATCTCCAGGGTGCTTTGTCTATTGAAACAATGGTTATCCTTGACATGATTCTTGATTATGTTAAAGACTTTGATGTAAAACTGAATGATCCAGTGTGGGAAACCGTCAGTTTTAAAATTAAAAAGTATAAACCATTTCTAAATATTGATGTGGACAAATACAAAACAATTCTCAAAGAGCAAGTAGCATGAGCAGATTTTTTGATTCTGAAGTAGTAAGAGAGTCAGTTCTTGAACTGGAAGAACTTCAACAAAAACTCTACAGTGAGATGATGAACATGCACACATTTTCCACTGAAGAAAAGAGAGAACACTTAGAAACTCTAAAAACATTTTTAGAGAAGCAAAAGATTTTCTTCTTCCGTATTTCTCTTTCTGATGATCCAGATGCACTGGAGATTAAGCAAAGAGTTATGGACGCAGCAAAAATGTTTGGTTACAATGAAATTGATGGCATGGACAAGTTCTTTGAGCACCTTGATTACACCATCAAAAAACTGGAGAAATCCCTTGACAGGTAAGGGCACTTGCCCTATAATAGACCTGTCGTCAAATCCGACACATCCTAATCTATCCTAATTAATCCGTATGTCTTTCGCAAATCTCAAGAAGCAGTCTCGCTCTGGTTCCCTCACCGACAAACTGATCAAGTCTGTTGAAAAACTCAACGACAAGGGAAGCAGTGGTGTAGATGAGCGCATCTGGAAACCAGCAGTTGATAAGTCTGGCAATGGTTATGCCATCATTCGTTTCCTCCCCGAACCTGAGGGTTGCGATCTTCCTTGGGCACGAGTCTATACTCATGCATTCCAAGGACCTGGTGGTTGGTTGATTGACCAATGTCTCACCACCAAAGATCAAAAGTGTCCTGTCTGTGAGCACAACTCCACTCTGTGGAACAATGGTACTGACTCTGGCAAAGAGCAGGCACGTAAGCAAAAGCGTAAACTGTCATATTACTCCAACATCTACGTTGTCGCTGATCCCGCAAATCCTGACAACGAAGGTAAGGTCTTCCTGTTTAAGTTCGGTAAGAAGATCTTTGACAAGATCATGGAAGCAATGAAACCCGAGTTCGCTGATGAAGAACCCATCAACCCCTTTGACTTCTGGCAGGGTGCAAACTTCAAACTGAAGATCCGTAAGGTTGAAGGTTATCAGAACTACGACAAGTCTGAGTTTGATCGTCCTTCTGCTCTGTTTGATGACGATGACAAACTGGAGAAAGTGTACAACAATCTCCATGACCTGAATGAGTTCCTTGATCCTAAGAACTTCAAGTCCTATGATGACCTGAAGAAGCGTCTTGATTACACTCTTGGTGTCCGTGGCGTTCCTAAGTCCATGGATCCTGAGGTTCAAGAAGAGGAAGCACAGTGGGAGCGTGAGCGTCGTGGTGACTACTCTGAACCAACTGTCTCTCGTTCTGAACCTGAACTGCCGAGTTATGATTCTGAAAACTCGGAAGAAGAAGATGATTCCCTCAACTACTTCGCCCGACTGGTCAACTCCTGATTCAGTAACCCTCCGAAAGGAGGGTTTTTTTATACCCCAGAATCCTTAGGATTGTAAGACCTCTTCATAGTTCTACTTACATACTGTGAGGAGGTTTGATGTCTCATCATATTTCTCATGTCACTTACAAATGCCGCCAAGTATTCTGGTTTTAATATTCTTATAACTCTCTTTGCTTCATTTATTCTGGTTTCATATTCATAATTTGTAACTGGTCCAACTGGATTTACAGTTTGAATTGTTCCACCAAAAGTTGTATATGTAAATTGGAAATCTGAATCTACTTCTAAACCACCTTCCAGAATAGTTCTGTTGTACTCATCTCTAATTTCAAATGTTTCATAGTGATGAACAGAGTAGATGTTTTCGGTAGAACCATACTTATCAAGCAGGTAATTCTCCAGATCATTATGACTCAAAGGCCATTGATCTCTAATGCTGGTGATATTATTTGTGATGAGTATTACCCAATCCAATTCGGGATCGTCATAAACATTTTGTGCAACTATATCTGGTCTTGCACCTTCTGGAATCGTTCCAAATTTAAATGCAGTGATTGCACTTTCTATGTCAGATCTAAGTTTTGCTCTCTTGAAAATATTTTTGACTTCAATTCTTTCATCACTTCTATTTGCACCAGGCAAACGAGAAACGTAAGATATGTTGGGTAGTTCTCTAAAGTATGACATTTTAGTAACCTACGTCATTTGGACTAATGGAATCTAAATCCCCAGTGGATCCTTCAGCGCCAGTGAATAATCTATCTCCAGTGACCTCTTGGTAATCGGTATCATAGATAGGTTCAAGTTCCTGAACTGTTAATGAAATCTGAATACTTACTGGTTGACCTCTTTCATATGATGCCCAGATTTGTTCTGGAGTATAATTGACACTGCATGACTTGATAGCACATGCTTTTATCTTATTTACTCCAGATATATCGTTTCCACCTTGAGTTTTGAAATTCAATTTGAATATATTTGGGGTTCCTAGGAATAAAGAATTTCCACCAGCAGCACCACCACTGGTCCCTGTTTGTTTTTTAACTGCCATCCCTTGTTTAAAGAATCTGACAATTTTATTTACTTCCATTGCTTCATTTGAATCTCTAGGACTTAACTTCCAGGAAAATTGGAATGACCTTAGAGTTGGTGAATTGAACAGTAATTCCATGTTACTGTTAGGAACTACTCCAAATCCTCTTGATAATATAGATTCTGGCGAAACTTGTATACCTGCCATTGCTAAAATTCTAGAAGAGATAG